AGTTTATGTTATCGTCATTATAATATATCTTCCTGTACAATATAAAAGGATTTCGCACCCTCGTCATTGTATTACCGTTAGTGTTGAATACGTGAAAGTGTTTGTCGTCTTCACAATCCGCCCACGTAAATTCCATTTGACTACCCAGATATGTGATGTTATCCTGTTTTGAACTTGCGTGATAATGTCCAGAATACACCCTATCGAAATTTGTGAATTGGGATTTGAGCATACCTATAGGGGATTTGATACCCCTCATCATCTCAAAGTCTTTTAGTTCTAAGTGGGCGAACAGGATTCCCCCTTTCTTAGACTTAACCCATTTCATAGAGTGTTCATAGTTCTCTGCATTAACCCAAGGTAGGAAGTGGGTATCCCTTATGGTAGTGGGTTTCATTATGATGTTAATGTTCTTTGTGTAATAACCGAGAAGTTCTTTAAGGGAGCATAGGTTATTGGTGTTCTTGTGGAATACGTCGTGGTTACCGGGAATGATGTCCATTGTCATGCCATAGTCGTGTAATGGTTTCAGGAACATCTGTCTGTTTGCGTTGAGGGCTTTGAAATTCACATTCTTGCGGTGGTCGTAATAATCCCCGAGATGTATTATGTGGGTGATATTATTTTTTTGACAATACGGAAAGAACAACTCTTTGTAGAATTTTCTTTGGTATTCTATGAATATTTCTGAGGAATTTCGGACACCACAATGGGTATCATTAAGGACTGCTATTTTACTCATAACGATATATATAAAGATATTAGTATATATTATACTCTAAAAGAGAGTAAAAGTCAATTATTTTTCTGACTCAACCATTCTAATAAATGAAGATGTTCCCCACCTAATATGACTCTTATTCTCTTTCTTTTTACAATCACATTTACAACTGCACGTAAAGATACCTACATCAGCACAATCACATTTAGTGGTTTTGTGCCCGCATTTACAGGGTTTGTTCTTACCTGTCATTAATAGATGTTTTCTATCTTATCACATAATTTAAGTTTTTTAGCATCTTCAGCTCCTAACCACACATCATGTGGGGGGAGTAGAAATTGTCTAATTTTCTTTTCATTTAGTCCAGTACATTTCTTGTAATGTTCTAGTATCCTAGTAGTGGTCAATTCCATTTCCTTAACTCTTGCGAATAACTCGTGTTCCTTACCAATTGAACCCCAAGAGTATTGATGGGAAAGTATTGCAGTATTAGGTGTAAGAATCCTACGACCCTTTGTACCTGATATAAACATCAATAAACCACAAGATGCAATCATACCTAATCCGATTGTCTTAATAGGAATTTTAGAACCTCTTATTACATCTACCAATGCAAAACAGGCATTGAGGTCACCACCCCTCGAACAAATAACTAATGTTAGTTCTTTTGGGGGATTATCCGACAAGTTTGACGATACTATCCATTCACATAATGGTTCCATTGATTGCATAGTAACATCTTCCATAAAGAAGTTGATGTTCTTTTTCATCAAATCTAATTTAGGAATTGCTGTGTCCATTCCCATTGGTGATATGGGTGGAGCTCCGTTTTCTTTTTTCGTCATTTTATTGTTCCTTCTAGTTTATTAAAATCGTATAATTGCAAAGTACTTTCAGTTTCTTCAAGACCACTTCCCGTCTGAAATTTTAATCCTTGTGGGAAACCAAGTCCTGCTCTCTTTTTAGCCTCTGCAATCTTTTTCTCTAACTTTTTAGTATATACTATCTTATATGCTTTTGGTATATATGTGTCTGTATCTAATACCCAAAAGTATATCCATTTCTGTTCCCCACCAATAACATGTGTGATATATAAATTTCCATCACCTATATCTTTTGCAAGGACGGGGTATCCTAACAATCCTCCAATGGTCGAATAAGTTGATACACTTAACCAAAGAATAAGGGGTATCACTAACCATATAGCTTTATTACTGCGACCATACCAAATCATTACTAATAAGGAAAACAACATTAGTAAGAATATTGATATGGCGACTACCGCAATTGAAAATTCAATATTCATTCGTCTTCCTCGTGTGCTTCGGTTTCGTGACTCTCATTATGCATATCGTTATCCTGTTCTACCCAAGCCTGTTGAATTGCATTAGCACCAGCAGGGCCATTGTTATATAAGGCATTAAATGTATTCGCCCTCGCCTCTTCAGCACGTTCAGCTCTATCCGCAATAGTCATTTTTGCTTGTATGAAATTATCATCAAGGGTATTGAACCCTAAGAAATCTCCAACTGCATTTACTTCAAATCTAACCACCGATACTTCCTGTCCCCTGCCGTAATATTTTCCTGTTGTATGAAACACTTGATTATATGGGTTTATCTTAATTACTTCTATAGTAAACCATTCTTCATCATCAACAACGGGGTATCTGTTATAGACATGAACCATAACCGAATACTCTCCTTCTCTGACACCTCTAAGTGTAACTACCTCTCTGTTTATTCTAACAATATGTCTAACACCATATTGGTCTACATACGTGTCGTTCTTAGCACCGAGGTCGTCTTTCTCTAAGTTCATATATCCCATAGTCTTTCCCCTAAAGGATACAATACCACCCCACGGATTCTGAACCCATAAATCAATATCGTCTGCACTCATCTTATCCCATTCAAGGACAATCATGTATTCCGCCTTCTTAATAATATCAGCATTCTTTGCTGGTGGTTGTATAAGAAGAAACGCAATAATAAACATTGCCCCAAATCCTGCGAGAAGAATCCACAGCAAATCAAGAAACGAAGTCATGTTTCTAAATCTATTTTTGTCCATACTCAATATTCATTAATTGAACTCTAGTTAACAAAGAACCTACCATACCTACTATTGTTGTATACATTGCAGTGGATAATCCAGTTGCCATATGACCTAATGCATTCTTTAAATCTTCTGGAACACTTGGGTCGATATCACCAAATATCATTCCGAATAGGAATATCATACCTGCAACCGTACCTATTAAACCTAATGTCATCATCGCTTCACTTAAAAACCAACACATATCAGTAAACTTCGTGTGTTTAAATAGTTTTGGCCCTGGTTTGAGTTTATACGAAACCCACCCCAATAAACCAGATGAAATGATAAACAATCCATATATTACAAAAGTTAGTTTGGTAACATCATTCTCATAAATGTCTACGAATACACCTTTATTCCATAATGCATATAATCCACAAGCATAGACCATAACAAATAAGTACCATCTTTGAAAAACTTTATTCATTTTGTCCTTTTAGTTCTGCCTCGTCCAAAGCTTTGTTAAATTCACGGATACGACGAATAACCGATAGGAAATCTACAATTGTAGTCCATCGGTCTATAAAATAACCCATAGAACTTTCAACACGTCCAAACGCATTGAGTACTTGGAATAATACTCCAAGTGTAATTAGTTGGTCAAAGTATGCAGGTGCTAATACGATAAGTGCTAGATTACCTACACATAATCCAAATGCAGTTTGCCATACTCCAAAACCCATATACCAATTAAAGAGTCGATAATAGTTTCTCTTAACTGCACTAAACATTGGGAACAACACATCAGTTGCCCGTGCCTTGAAATCGTCCTCAGAGAACACGAGTTGTTTTCTGAATTTTGCCTCTACTACTTGGTTGTTATATTCTAGTTTAGGAAGTTTCCAACCCAGAAGTAAGGATATTAGTGTACCACCAACAGAAACACCTAATGCAACCCATACGAGGAATCCCGGAATTATCTGTCCATTCCATACAGGAAGCCCTTCCGACAGTTCCCAAAGTATAGGAAGAAATGCAAACAATACTAGGATTGCTGAGAAGAACCCAGTGAATAACCCTTGTAGAGTTTTACCGAATATCATAAGGTCTTCTTGGATACGTTGAGAGCCACCCTCAATCTTTGCAGGTGATTTTTCCCACCTTCTTGAATAGTGATGGGTGTTTGCTTCTCTCCATTTGAAACAATACCTTTGTGTTTGCCAAGTGGCGTATACCGCTATCGGAGTATACAATGTTATAATCTCAAGGAAAGACGGCATCGTATCTTCTTTTAAGAGCACGAAGTCCGTTATTCTGGAAAGGTCAAACCCCAAGAATAATGTCCAAAACCTTTGTTCTTGTAAGGTTTGGATTGCGTCATAGATTTCTTTATTCCACGCATTATAAAATACTAGTATCTCTACTGTATACCAAGAGATACCCAATAATAGAGATAACATTGCCCAAGCATAAAAAGCGTTATGTCTATCTAGAAAAAACGATTTTAACATATACTACTCCTCTGTTTCCGATAAAATATTTACATAATTGAAACCCCAAAAATCCTGATAGTGAGTTGCTAATGCCATCAATCCCGGTGTTTCTTCAAAATGTCTAGGGTTTAACCAATACATATTGCCGGCGGGCACTTGAATAAACATCAACCTCAATCTCGGGTCTTCCATTCCAAGGTGTTCTAACAACAACATTAAAGCCGTTGCTGTTCGGTATGTTTCAGATTCCAATGCACGTTTACTAATAGTAGATATTTGCAAGTCTGGTGTGTGAGGTGCATGAATACCGAATAGAACATCACCCATTAGATATCTTTGGTCACCCCCAAGAAACATTAGAGAACAGGCAGAAGCACATATTACCGTATTATCTTTCTTTCCTTCCATAGGCACTAATCCCGGTTCATACAACACGTTACCTTCTTCATCTATGACAGGGGAATCTCTAACGATAGTAACAACATCTCTAAGTTTGAGATGCGACGCAATACATCCCCCATCAAAAAGGCTTCCGCCAGGGGATTCTAATATTACTGCGAATGGTTTGTCTTTAGGTAAGTCTGGAACGATTTTTTCGCAATCGTCTGGTATTACCTTGCCGGTTAGACTGTAAAGATTTTCCTTAAGTTGTTTAAACTCAAGTCCTTTGTCTATTTCTGATTGTTTTTGGAGTTCTGGATTCCATATCCACTCTGGGATACCTTCGTTTTCCCTAGCAAGTTTTCCGTCTTCCCAAATGAAATACGCTACATTTCCCAACAATATAAAAATCATTGTTAGTGTAATTATAAGCAACCATTTGGTTTCTTGGAGAAACTCCTTGAACATTCGATATCCTCGTTAAGTAATATAATTATAACAAAAAATCTTATAAAAATCTTATAAACGAGAATCGATGATTCACAGGAACCAAGTCATCCCCGCTTTTTATGCTGGTCGGTGGAGCCACCCAGTTTCTTTCACTTCCTTATCTATATTTATACAAATTGTGCGACTGCACAACATCAATTTCTGATTAAATTGTGGTCGATTTGACCTATAATATTACGGGTTGATAAAACAACTCTAAGCCTTTTTCTTTCTTCTTTTTGTTCATCTGTTTCCCGAATTCTTTGACCGCACTATCTTTCTTTTTGATGCTGGCAATCTTGTTCCTTAATACATCAACGTATGCTTGGTCGATAGGATTATTCACATCTGTTGAAGTAATAAATGATTCGATATCGGCTTGCTCAAGAAAATGGAATTTAATATCCTGTTGTTTCTTCTCTTTAGTAATCCGTCTGATGAAGGCGAAGTATGCTATTTGAGTAAAGTATGAGAATGCATTAGGCTTACCCGTCCTAGTAATTGTATCGATATTATAGTTATGAATCGCACGAAGGCAGTTTTCTACTCCGTCCATAACCATTTCATCTCTATACGTATATCTAACAAAATTGGACTTGTGTGATAATCCTTCACATATCTTCATAAAACAAGTTGCGATATAGTCCGTTACTTTAGGTCTATCATTACCATTTGCTTCTTCATTTCTACATAGTTTAATATAATCTACTATAGCATATGAAAAATCTCTATTATTAACGTAATGAGGTTTATCTCTTGGTTTGATTTTCTCAGTCATCTCAAAGTCCTTTTAATGTTATGTTCATACTATTATACCACAATGAACCCTAATTGTCAATTATTTTACGAATAAACTTGACTTTTTAGTGAATATGGTGTATAATAAGAGCTATGCCTCTGAGGGGGACAGTATATTAATGTTTAGAGTAAGAAGTGGGTTCAATGAAGTGGGGCACATTCCAATCAGCATCATCTTCATAAGAGGATTTATCAAGGACAAGACGAAGATAAGTGTTCTTAATACCATCATCAACATCATCAGTAGATATCACTTTATCACAATCAATGAAGTGTAAGTTTTCTTTAGAGAATGGAAACCAAGGGGATAACTGATACCTATGATTATCGTCTAAGGTAACTACCATTGGCTCCTCTAATGCAAATACTTCTTCACCTTCTAACGCATCATCATGTACGTAAGATATGACAGAATCCCCATTTAACATTTTAAGATATTTAATAGGAACATCTGTTATTGATGTAGTTTTCTTGTTCATACTACTATTTATCATATATTTTAACTGTATGTATCTTAAATCTAAACTTTTCCTTAGCGTATATTCTAACCCTTTCGGCCGCATGTTTAAAGGCAAAGTTCTTATGTTTCTTCCAAGATAGGTCGTCTGCTATGTCATATATCTTAGTTTCCCTATCCGATTTCCTAAGACCTCTCCCGATAGACTGCAATATTCTGATTTGGGATTTACTTGGACTTGCGAATATGATATTATGAAGATTCTTTATATTGACACCAGTAGAGAATGTACCGAAAGAGCATACTAAAATAGCATCCTTTTCGGTTTCGGTTATGGTTCTTATTTCCTCACGAACGTCGGCGGCTGTCTGTCCAGAAACAAAAAATACCTTTCTACCTTTCTTCGCATCTTTCTCTATCAATCTATAAAGAGGTACCCCGTGTTTCTCTACGAAGTTAAATAGAACTAACGTATTACCTGTTTGGTCTAATGCGAGGTTTCTGATAAAATTATTCCTCATTTTGTTTGTTACGAGGTAGTTTATTTCTTCTTGATACTTCATCTTACTAATGAGCTGACACATCTTAGGGGGATACTTCATTGTTATAACGTCAATCTGTAGTGATGCAAGGTCACCTCTATCCATAAGAGTTTTCGATGTAGTGATTTTCCTTATCGGGCCAAACAATCCTTCAAGAACTAATTTATGGGTTGTAGTACCGTCAAGAGTACCTGTCGTTCCAAATCTATATTTTGCTTCGGTACATTTAGTGAGGATAGACGTAAGAGATTTCGCCTTGAATTGATGTGCTTCGTCTCCGACCACCATACCGAACCTTTCAAAATATTTAGAACCCATTTTGTATATTGATTGCCAAGTAGAGATATAAACTCTCTTTGACTTATGTCCTTTATCTTTCCCTGCCATTATTTGATGGCAATTCGTGGGGGCGTCGAAACTTTCATCAAATTCAGAGTAGTCTGCGAAGTCACCGTACATCTGTTTTACCAGAGAAGTAGTCGGTACAATAATCAAAACTTTTTCATGAGACCCGGATGACCTAAAAAAGTGTCTCATCAAAAGGTAAATAAGGAGAGATTTCCCGGACGCAGTAGGACTTAACATCATACCCCGTCTATGTTTTAAGCCATACTTGATTGCATCTAACTGGTAATCTCTAGGGAAAATCTTTTTACCCTTAACCGATAATGGGATTTCAAGTATCCAATCAAGAGTGTCGTCATATACCGTATTAGGGTTATCGTAGTTCCCTTCCGAATCTATTATGTTGATTGTGATATCACGTTCTTTACAAAACTCTACGATATAATGGTACAATCCATAATATACTTGTTGGTTTTGCATGTTGAATAATCGAAGTTTACCGTCCCACATCTTATTACGAAACGCAGGCATAAACTTATAACCTGGCACGTACATAGTGAAGAACTCGGATATCTCGTGAAGTATTCCTTTATCTTCACAATCCAAGATAAGATACGTATTATTCTTTGTTGTTATGGAGAGTTCCATTAAACACCTGCTTCGAATGAGCGCCACTTAATGATGTTACTAATACTTTGATGTCGCCATCTAATGGTGTCTAAAATCTCCTTTAGGGTGTCCTCATATACTTTATAGTATTCGAGTTTTGCTTGTGCGTTTTGAATGTCCGTGTCTGAATCATAGTAGTAATTCATATCCCCTTTAAGTGGTTTGTTCAGTCCTTTGAATGGGTCATAATCCCAACCGAAGAGGTCGATTTCTTCCTTACTTAACTTTCCATTATAATACAACCACTTATCCTTGAGCAGGGTTTTGTAATCCATATCAAGTTTCTTCTTAGTGAGTTTGCACTTAGTTATTAACCCAAGATATTTTGAGTGGAGTTTGGATAGTTTGATTGTGGTATCGTCGAGTTTGAATTGGTCTATTACCGAATCAGACTCCCACATTTCAAGTACGTCATCAATCAAGTTCATTTTTCATTTGTTCGTTTATTAGTTTCGTTAAATACCATTGAGCCTTATGGAGGTCTTCCAATCCGTTTTTCATTTGCCAACGAGTAACATATTTAACGATATTCCCTTCTAGGAAATTAAGGTCTTTGTCTATGATATAATCAATACAATCGATTGTACCTTGAGTATAGTGGGGGGGATTTATTTTTTCAGCAGCGGCCATTGTTTATATAGTTTTCAATTCAATACTACTATTATACCCTAATTGAAGGGTATTGTCAATTATATAATTTCGAAATAACTGTATTCAAAGGTTACAGTCGCAACAACATACTCGATATCACTTGTTGTTATATCGAATGGTAACGAACCTAAATTGGTCGGGTGTGCTGAGTGGAAAACGATTTGTTTATTAACAGTATTTGCAGACGATAATACCGATAAAGTAATATCCCTATAATCGTCTTGTACGCTATCTACTTGTGAATATAACCAATCATATATCTCTCTATAATTAGTTAAATCTTCATCTACAAGAAAGGTACATTCAAATGGAGCGTATTCAAGTTTATCAGCGGACATTGATATGTTACGAGCCCGTGTGATATATGGTGTGGAATTTGCCGATACATCTGGTAATACCATAGTCTGTATCGAAAATTCGGCATTAGGATTTGTTGTTCTATCTAATGATAAAACAAATGAAGTTGGATTTAAGAAATTTGTACTCATGTCTTTATTTATATGAAAAAAACCCCCCAATTAAGGGGGATTTGATATTACCTGTTGTGCAATTGCCCAGCCAGTCCTACAATAACCAAAGTTATTGAAAAGAATACGATAAACATGATGTTACCTCTTATCGTTCTTATCAACAAACTCATAAAGTTCTTCAGCCTTTTTCTTAATATCCTCTACGGAATAAGTTGCTGGTTGAAGTGTTTTCCAGAATTCAAGTGTAGCATTTCCTTGTTCTTTAGCTAGTTCCCATGCTTCAAAAGCCAAGTCTTGTTGTTTATTTGCTTGTTTTTCTAGAAATTCAGTTGACATTTCTAATAGTTTAAATCTTAATTCGAATGGATTAAGTGACATAATTATTCTCCTTATGATTTGATAGTAGAAAATACAGCACCAACTGAATCAAAATATTTTTGAGTTGTTTCTGCGACTGATTTAGCGAAAGAAGTTTCTGCTTCTAAAATAGCGATTGCTGGTTTAGCTGCAGATTCTTGTGGGATTACCGAATTAATAAATTCACGCTTTGCGTTTTGAACTGTATCGATAATTTGGTTTGCGTCGAAAGACGGAAGGTTAGTATTTAACATAATTTTCTCCTGTGTTGTGTTATGTGTTATGCAGAAACATTATTGTTTCTACACTTATATATATACAAATTTGT